AGCGTTGGCAGCTAGAGGGTACAAAGACGTAGGAGACATAGGTAGAGAAGCTTTTGAACGTATGTTTACAGGCTTTACAGATGATTCTGGTCAGTTTACTGAAGGTTTAGCAGGAATGTTAGACAAAAGGTTTGAGTTTCAACCCTACACCGTCACAACAGCAACAGGCGGTCAGTTTGGCATGACTCAGGACCCTGAAACAAAGCAAATGACGTATGACATTCAAACGTCTCCTGACGAACAGGACCTACAGGAAGAACAGTTGCGTAGGGCAGGTATGTTCTTTAATTTAGCAGAGACAGACACAACGCAACGTGAGCAAGACATATACAACCGCATGAGGGCAGCACAAGCTCCTGAAGAAGAACGTCAACGTCTTGCATTAGAACAACGCTTGGCTAACCAAGGACGACTAGGTGTACGCACGTCCATGTTTGGAGGAACCCCTGAGCAACTAGCGTTGGCACAAGCTCAGGAAGAAGCTAAGAACAAAGCTATGTTAACTGCGTTGGAGTTTGCAGGACAAGAGCAACAACGACAGGCACAGTTGGGTACAGGTATGCTGGCCGCAGGTTACGTACCGCAAGCACAGTTGTTAAGTGGGTTACAACCAGGAATAACAGCAGCAGAACAGCGTAGACAAGCTATGGCACAACAAGCAGGGGCATTTGGAGAAACTTATGCAACAGGACTTGAGGCGTTGCTACAGTCAGCACTAGGCCAAGCTGGTATTGCCGGAGGACTTGGTGCTAGTCTTGCCGAAGGAAGCTTGGGCGGTCTATTTAGTTAAGGAGAATTTATAATGGCTACATTTTCAAAAGGGTTTTTGTCTCAGCTAGGTCAACCTGCTATGTCCCAAAGTTTGTTTAACTTAGGTTCTGCGCTTGGTAGTGTCCCTGGACAAATAAAGCAAAACCAGCTTAGGAAAGAAATGGCTCAGTTTGATCCGACAACTCTTACTGGAAGAAGAGGTATGTTAGAGCTTCAACTTCAACGAGCAAAAGACCCACAACAGCGTTTAGTATTAGGGCAAAAAATAAGTCAAATTAGTAAGCAAATAGAAGATCAAGACGCAAAAGAAATTCAAGACAGGAATGTTGAGGATTTAGCTAATATGATAGAAACTGAACTAGAAGATGTTGAATTAGCTAAATTGGTACGTTCAGGACAGGTGTCTGTTTCTCAAGCACTGTCTAAAGTAAAAGAATTTAATCAAATAAAACAAAGAGCTATTAAAGGAAAAGCTGCTCAACTAAATTACTTAAGAAGTATTGGATTAGAAGATTCTGAACTTATGAGCGAAGTAGAAGCTGGAAACTACGAGGGGGTTAATGCAGGTAGCTTTGCAACGCTAGTGACTAATATTCAAAAGAATAAAAAAACAGAATCACTTATTAACGTCCTTAAAAAAAGAGGAAGAAAAGATATAGCAAACGACCTTGAGCTTGGGATTATATCTGTGTCTCAAGTAAACGCAGAGCTTAAGTCTACAGAACCTAGAACAACTTATACTAACAAAAAAGAACAGATTTTCAATGGTCAAGTTGTCTTTACTGCTGATGTAACAAAACCAGGAGAGGATGAGTTTACAGGATATCTTGACCCAGAAACAAAACAATGGGTACGTATTAATGACCCGTCTCAGTTCAAAGACATACCTAAAGAAATTAATCGGACTGACTTAAACACGGCTGCTATGGTCTTAGCGAAAGACCCTGCTTATACAGATTTATCAGCAGCAGAAAAAGAACAAGCACAGCTTAAGTTTTCTTTTAGAGTTAAGCAGCTACTTGCGAACAAAGAAGTAAACTCTACAAAGGAAGCTTACGACCAAGCTTATGAGGAAAGAGAAGAGTTTAAAAAAGATTCTTGGTGGGAAAACATTCTTTCCGTGAAGGAACAACTAAAGAATAAGTTTGGAAAGAACAAATCAGCTTCTTATAGTGAGTTATAGTAATGTTAGACATTACGTTACCCAATGGGGCGGTGTTAACAGATGTTCCTGAAGGAACAACTAAAGAACAGGTAAGAAACGCTGCTATTAAACTTGGTATTGCAGAAGAATCAGATTTTGTAGATTTTGTTACTGAAGAACAACCACAGCAAAACACTCAGCCTAAGCCTGTAGAAAAACCTAAAGAAGACATTAGTTGGTTTGATGAGTTTGAGTTTGCTTATGACTCTTCTAATACTGACGTGTCTAACTGGGGTCTAGCTTTAGAAGCTTTTACGCCTATGGGTGAAATAACCGTAGGTGGTGAAGATGGTCTAATTAGTTACCAGTCTCCAAGAGAGCTTTATGGTGACGATTTTGTAGACAAGATGGGGTACGAAGAGCGTAGAAACTTTTTAAACCAACGTCGAAAACAGTCGGTTGTTGATGAACACAAAGACGTAATTATCTTCCAAGAAGAAGAAGGTAAGTCAGCGTCTGCTGAAATACTAGGTAGTATAACAGGTACGTTAATGTCTCCAACAACATTAGCTCCTGTTGGTAAGGGTGTTTCAGGAGCAGCTAAGGCTGGAGGTTTACTAGGTTTAGAAATAGAAGCAGCTAGTCAAACAGCAAAAGGAGACTTAGATTTAGTTGATTTAGCTAAGTCTACAGCTATTGGTGCTACTGGTGGTGCTGTATTTGCTAAAACAGCAGAAGCAACAACCAAAGCAGTCAATCTAGTCAGGGCTAAACAAAAAGCTAAAAGAGAACAAAAAGCTCTTGACAATATGTCTTCAAAGGTAGAAGACGAGTTAATTACTGGAGCTTCCGAAGGTTTACAACCAAAGCAAAACTTAGCACGAGCAAGAAAAAACTTAGGAATATCTGCTTCTGAAGCTGCCGACTTAATAGCTCATGGGAAAGTTAAAATACCTTCTGCACAAGAAGCATCTAAAGTTGCTGCTGCTAAAGCTAATCCTGTAGTTGCTCTTCAAAAGACACGTAAGGTTTTAGATGCTGTAGCAGCCCCTCTGTCTACTGTTGTTAGAAACATTAGTGAACCTGTCTTCGGGAGACTACGTAAGTTTGAGTACGACACACACAGTGGTATACAAAAACATATAGAAAAAGCTTCTGAGTTTATGACGTTAGCTGCTAAATCAAGAAAGGGAGCTAATGCTGCTCAGTACAATACGTTTGAAGCTGCTTTGTTTAACGGTGATTTTGAAAAAGCAGACAACATAGCCAGGGCCTTTTTTCCAGAGCTTTTAGGCCCTCTTCAGAAAGTGATAGGACCAGACGGTGTGTTAAGTGTTCTACATAAAGACCTTAGAGCAAACGGAGTAGACGTAGGTTTTGTAGAGAATTACTTTCCTAGATCAGTAAAAGAACTAGGTAAACTTCTAAACTCTTTTGGTAAAACTGAAAAAACAAGACTAGAAGAAGCTTTAAGCAAAGAAGCTAAAACACAAAAGTTAAAAAGCTGGAAAGAATTAGATCCTACAGTAACCACAGATATTATAAATAAAGTGTTACGTGGAGGTAGACAGTCACCTTATCAATTAGGATTGGCAAACAGAAGAAGTATCCAAGAAGTTGACGAAACATTAAAAGACTTTTATTATTCTGCTCCAGAGTCTTTAAGCTTTTACATTAATAGTGCTGTAAGAGAAATAGAAAAACGGAAGTTTTTTGGTAAAAACGTTGCTCTTGATGACAGTAACAAAGTAGACTTAGAAGCAAGCATAGGAAATTTTGTTAGGAAACCTTTGTTAGAAGGGGAGATTTCTCCAGAACAGGCAGATGATTTAGCCATGCTTCTTCAAGCTCGTTTTATCACTGGAGAAAAAAGTGGTAGTGCTTTAACTACTACAGCTAAGGACATACAGACTGGAGCTTTGTTAGCTCAGTTTGATTCTGCCGTTATCCAGTTAGCTGACATAGGAGCTTCTGTTTACATGAATGGTTTTAGGAATACTATAGAAAGTTTAGTTCCTGCTGTTCGTAAAAAAACAGAAACTTCCGCAGAAGAGTTAGGTGTTATTAATAGTATTTCAGCGGACATAAATACAAATGGAATACTCGCAAATTCTCTTGACCGTGTGATGACATACAGTGGTTTTAAGCTGATAGACAGGTTAGGTAAAGACACATTTATAAGTGCTGCACATAAAAACAACACTAAGCTTGCTAGAAAAAACCCTGAAAAAATAACAAACAAATGGAGAGCAACTTTTGGAAACGAAACTCAGAATCTAATAGAGGATCTTAAAGCAGGTAGAATGACGGACAACGTAAAACTTTTATTGTTTAATCAACTGTCCGACATACAACCCATAACTCTTTCTGAAATGCCTCAAAAATACTTAGAGTCTCCAAACGGTAGGATTTTGTACGCTCTTAAAAGTTTTGCAATTAAACAGTTAGACATTATGCGTAGAGATTTTGCAGGACAAATAGCAAAAGGTAATTACAAAGAAGGTTTTACAAACTTAGGTAGCTACGCTGCTAGTATTGGTTTAGCAGGAGGATCTGTTGGTCTAGCACGAGAAGCTTTACAAACTAAAGAATTAGACATAGATAAGTTCCCTGATAAAGTTTTTGAAACTTGGATGGCTTTAGTGTTTATGAACAAGTACGCTAGGGAGCGTCAACTTAGCGAAGGTGGTTTAGGCCAATGGGGTTTGGGTATTGTCACACCAGCTATTTTTAATATGGCAGACGAAGCAGGAAAATCTTTAGTGGATTTAGCAAGACAAGAAGAAGACTCAAATGCTTTTAACAAAGTAATAGCTAAAGTCCCAGTAATAGGTAAAGCAGCTTACTACTGGCTACTTGGCGGTGCTGAAAGAAAGATTGAAAGAGAACAAAAAGAAGAAGAAAAACAAAGAAGAAGAGAACTAGGAATAAACTAAAAACAAAAAAGGCTACGGCTGTAGCCCTTTAGTTAACCTTGTTTGTCTAAATAGTCCTTTATAGCTGCCTTAACAGCGTCTTCAGCTAACACAGAACAGTGTATCTTCACTGGTGGCAACGCTAGTTCGTCTGCTATCTCTGTGTTCTTGATTTCCGTAGCTTCCTCCAGAGTCCTACCCTTAACCCACTCAGTCAGTAGTGAACTAGACGCAATGGCACTACCGCAGCCGTAAGTCTTAAACTTAGCGTCTTCAATAATGCCCTTGGCTCCTACCTTTATCTGTAGTCTCATAACGTCACCGCAAGCTGGCGCTCCTACCATACCTGTGCCTACGCTTTCGTCGTCTGAGTCCATCTTACCGACGTTCCGTGGGTTTTCATAGTGGTCCATTACTTTGTCACTGTAAGCCATGTCGTTACAACTCGCAACTATTGCCAGTACAGGCTAACTGCTGTGAGCCTTCAGTCATGTCTGACTCTTCATTGACGTTCCAGTCTATCTGTTTCGGAAACCCTTTGACTAACTCGTCGTACACTTCTTTGTCAACAGGCTCGTAAGGGGCTTGTTGGTACGTGTGTTCTGAGTAAGGTAAAAAGCTTATGCCACTTATCTTGTCAAAGTTGTTGTACAACCATTGCCCCACTTGTAGGAACTCGTCGTCTCTGTAGTAACACGTCATGCTAGGCTTGTGTTCACACCAGAAGTCTTGGTAAGTCTGCCAGAGACATAGCTGTTCCATAGCTCCCATGTCGTTAGCCACCACAGCCCCTTCAGGAGACTGTATAGGGAACGAAAAGACTTTAGTAGTAGGAGACATAACGTCTTCCTCTACAGGGACTCCTGCGGCTTCTAAGACACCACAGAGGGGATCTCTAGCGTCTGCCCTAACTCTTCTTATGTATTGGTCTGAGTACCTTGGGTGTATCCCTGACGCACTGTCCACTAGTTGACTCACAGTACCGCTTGGCTTAACAGCAGTAATAGCAGTACTAGCGTTAATTTTAAGACGCTTGGCCCACTTCTTGTTAGTCTGTATAGCTTCTTCTTTAAGTTGTGTAAGCCAGTGTTGCAAGTCTGCACGTCCTGATCTCCCTGAAAGTATTGGGTGGTCCATAATTCCTGTTAATGATACACCAAGCAAAGCTTCTTCTTCGGTGTTGTCTTTCCATACTTTTCTTAAGTACCTAAAGTCAGTCAGGGTAGCCTGTAGCGTACCCAGTACAGCAGCAGTCCTGACCTTAAGACGTAACCCCTGTAACGTGTCGTCTGCCCTGATAACGACTTCAGACAAGTTACAGAACTGGTAGGGTCTGAGTATGATCTCTGAACACGGATTAGTACCAAACTCGTAGTCTGCGTCTCTACGTCCATTCTTAGCTGCCTGTTGCTGACTAGCTACTCTACTGAACACACCTCTTTCTCCTGACCTAGACTCGTAAAGGCTTTTCCATTCGTCCAGGAAAGAGTCAAAGTCTGGTTTCTCTGTGTAACAAGCAGAGTTATTCGCTAGGCCACGTTGGGGATTATCTACCCACCACTGTCCTGACTTACAGCGTCTTATTCTGTCGTCAGTGAGATTACTGAGACTGATGAGAGCCGACCGTCTGACTCCCCCGACGACGACGATTTGTGCAATCTTACAGCAGAGATCGTGACACTCGATGGAACTAAGTTTTCTTCCAGCAGCACCAGTAAAAACTTCGACGGTGAACTTGAAGAGGTCGACAAGAGGCTCAGGACCACTTGCTCTACCACCGAAGGTTTTAAGGGGTTGCCCTGAAGAACGAACTCCAGATACGTCCCACTTTGGAATCTGACCTGAATACAGCATTGCAATAAGTTCCCTAAATGCTTTTGCCCATCCAATCTTAGAGTCAGCGACGAATATAACTGTATCGGTATCATATAATTTTTCTGCAACCTCTGGAAGTTTGTTTATGTACTGACGCTCAACGCTAAACCCTACTCCTGTCCCACACATTAGGACGTACATCATCTCGTCAAATGCTTTAGGGTGGTCTATAGGTAAGTAAGAACAGTTGAAACCAGCTACGTTGTCTTTGTCTAACGCTGCACCAGCAGTCATCAAAGCTCTCATACTAGGCATTACTTGTAAGTCATGTATCTGTTTGTAAATGTCCTGAGCTTCTTTGCTCGTGATGTACTCTTTGTCCTGCCAAAAGTTCAAGTACCTGTTCACTGTTTCAGACCAAGACTCCCTGCGTTGCTCCTCTGGTAAGTAACGTGCGTACCTAGATTTGTGTATGTACTGTTGATAAGCGTCCATTATATTTCAAATTCTCCGTGTGTTAGTATTGACATTTTTATACGGTCAAGTAAAAAGTAAAGTTCTTCGTTGTCCATGTTAGTAGACACCACTAATGTATCTTTTGACTTAACGATACAAAAAGCCTTGTCGTACTTGTCTAAGTTTTCTGTGTCTGTAATACATTCAAACACCTTAGCAACTTCTTTTTTGTCTCCGAAATTTCCTTTTATGACGTTCATTACTCCTGTTCCTCTGTCAGTCTTTTCAAGTACCACTGACATTTCTTAAGGTCCTCTACTGGTTTGCCTTTGTATCTGTACCTCCAGATGTACTTAAGAGCATTGCCTTTTAAGTACCCTTTGAACTCTTGTGGAGACATACTTGCTTTGATTGCGTCAATAGCTTCTATGTCTCCGCTGTTGTAGTGTGGGGGTTTGTTTACGTTGTCTTCTGCTAACTTACCGTCAAACACTTCGGACCACGCTTTAGGTTTACCTGCGTTGTAAGCTCTGTCCCAGGCTTCGGGTGTTTCGTCATTCAGTTTCATCTTCGTCCTCCTCTTCATCTGCAACGTCCTCTTCAAAGTCGTCTAGTCTGTTTATAAATTTGTCTTCAAACCTGTCCAGTAACTCTTCTGAGGAAATCTCCAGAGCCTCTAACAAGTCGTCAGAATCATAGGTGTTCAGTACACGTTCTTTAATTTCCTCCATTGTTAGTGACATAACCTATCAACTCCTCCAACGTGTCCACTGAGTACCAACGAATGTTTTCTTTTTCGCACCACTTAGCCATGGTTAACTTACCTCCTTTTCTTACTTTCTTTTCTGGATTCATGAGTACAAATACAAGTTCCTGTCCTTCGGGTAAACTATCTCTAACGCTGGTGTATTTCTTAGTGTCTCCCTCTCTGAAGAAGCCTTTACACTCAACAAGTGTACCTGTAGAAGTGTGTACAAAATCAGGACAGTACTTACGATAAATAGTATATGGGACCATGAAAGGTTCATAGGCAAATCCTTTTAGTATTTTGGAAACTGTGTGTTCAAAGTTACTACGAAATTTCAATTTCTTGGACCTTCGGCTCATTTTTTACCTCTGTTAAATAACGTGGACCTGTGGAGTACAAGAAAGCTCTGAGAGTGGGCCAACAGGTTTTCTTGTAAGCACAGTACGAACAACCCACAGCCAGCTTCATGTTACCGCTTTTGCCTTCCGGTACAGCCTCGTAACAAACCTCTGGTGGGGCCTTTTGTTTAACAACTTTCTTGATGTGTTTAATCTTGTCCTTCATGTCGTAGGAGATAAGATTATTTATAGGAGCTTGAGTGTCCGACTCGTCGTACATAAGGTAAGTCAAATGTCCATTCTGTTTGTCCATTGCTAACCAGCCGTACTTAGTCTCACCTTCAGAAGCTGCGTAACCTTTTATCTGTGCTACGTACCCGAAAGGATCGTCATAAGCTACAGAGCCTTCTCTGAACTTCTTGAAACCGTAAGTAGAAGCAGACTTAACGTCAGTCAGTACTCCGTCTATCTTACAGTCCATAGAGCCTTTGATGCCTTCTACTTCACAAGCTTTCTGTTCGTCGGTTACTTTATGTCCTGCTGCTCTAGCCAAGAACAAAAGCATTTCTTCTATGAGGTGTCCGTACATGAACTTAATGTACGTATGAGGAAGTATGTCCTCTCCTTTCTCAGCGTCGTTGTACACGTTCCAGAGAAACCTGTCTTTACGTCCTATGTTGGACATACGGAGCTTTCTACTGTCGTCGTACTTTTCTGTGAACTGCTGACGCATAAGGTCTTTGACGTTCTCACCAAACTGTTCGATACAAGCGTCTATGTCTACGTCTTCAGAGACTTCTTTTGTGTCTACCAGTTTGTATATGTCACTGACTAATGTATGTATGCTTTTCATTTTCTATGGTCCACCCATCTGAGTTTACGTGTGTTAGGATCAAAGCCAAGGAAGACAACTCCCTTTTCTACTTGTTCCTGAGTCCTTTTACTTTTCACTGTGTTAGTATCTTTATCTCCCCTTTTGTTTGCCCTTGCTGTTTTAACGTCAACTAAGGTTGTTATTCCGTCTTTGTAGGCTATTAAGTCTATTGGGCCTGAACAACCAGCGTTCCTAAAAACCTCGTAGCCGCTGTCCCATAACCAAGTGACTGCATAGTACTCTGCTAAGTCTCCTTTTCTACTTGCTGTTTTTAACAGTTCAAGTTCTCTGTTACCGTCTTTTTTAAACTTAGGTTCTGTCATTAGTGTGTCTCCTCCTTGTTTTTCTCCTCCTCTTTATATTTTATGTGTCGTATAACCCTAGAATTGTTTCTTTTATCTCCTTTATAAAAAATAAGATTTAACTTTTCTAGCTCATTAGGTCTTGAGGATATACTGCTAGTAGAGAGATGAAGATTATCTGCTAACATTTCTTTAATGGTTATTCCGTTTTCCCCTGCTTTTTCAATAAGACTAAAAACAAAAGCTCTCGCCTTACTTAATTTTACAGACCTAGCTGCTTGTTTACTTGTTTCTGGGTCGTTTTTTCTATGTAGCTTGTAAGGTTCTATGTTCTCAAACAACTCTAAATTAATGTGTTTCACTCCAGTTTTCTCCTATTTTATATTCACCGTCAAGAGGACAACGAAGCCCAAACTCTATTCCTGCTGCCTTCAAGCACTCAACCCCTAGCCAACCAAACTTGTCTGCGTGGGCTTCACGTACTTCCGTCTGTACTTCGTCATGTATGTTACCTATGAACTTGTAGTCTAGCTCCCATTCTTTTGCGTACTTGTCCAGGATTACCAAAGCCTTCTTCATAACAATCGCACCTGCCGCCTGTAACAAAGTATTCAGTGCAGCGTGTCCTGATCTGACATGAAGTCTTCTACCGTCAAGGCCCCTGATATAACCTCTTCCAGACGCTCGTACAACTCTTTCTCGTAAAGACTCAAGAGAAGGTGTGTTTCTAAGAAATCTTTCCTTAAGTCCAGCACCGTCTCTTGCACTTCCTCCAACAATAGTACCGATTTTTGCGTCCCCTGCTCCATAGAGAAAAGCGTAAATAAAAGTTTTTGCCTGATCTCTGTTTGCAAGTCCTGCAGCCATTTGATTTCTGGTATGAACGTCTTCTCTAAGTAAGACATTGGTAAACTCCTTGTCGTCCATGTAGTGAGCTAACATACGTAACTCTAGCCCACTAGCGTCAAACCCTACGAGCTTAGTACCACTAGGGACTGTCCAACAAGAGCGACACTCTTTGCCGTAAGGTTTACTACTGGCAGGTATCTGAGCCATGTTGGGATTCTGGTGTGTCATACGTCCTGTGACTGCACCGTTACTGATTACCCTACCGTGAACCCTGCCTGTGTCTTCGTTAACGTGGTCAAGCCATGAGTGGACCTGTGCGTACCTTTTCTGTAGCATCAAGTACTCACTCACGGCTTTAGCCTCTGGTAAGTCAATCGTTTCTAAAACGGACTCGTCCACGATTGGGTTACCTTTTTCAGTAGTTTTTCCAAAAACCGCACCAAGCTCTCC